ATTGGTTAATGTGCCAAGTTTATTTGGTATAAGACTTTCTTCAGAAGTATACGCTGAAAAGATAACTAAAATGAATGAAATGGAAACTAAAAGGTCTAACGATAGATTCTATGAGCATCAAAGAACGGAAGATGCTTGTGAACTGTAGTTCGGAAATAAAATGATAAGTACTTTATTACCTCTTCTAACTCCTATCATGGGTGACGTGTTAAAGCGGATTATACCTGATTCAGATAAAAGAGCTGAGATTGAAAGAGAAACTAAGCTAGCCTTACTAGAACACGCTGACTCAATAGAGAAGGTGCGTGGTGAGATTATACTAGCAGAAGCTTCGTCAGGCAACTGGTTGACTGCTTCTTGGAGACCTCTTTTAATGTTAATTGTTATAGCTATCATAGCTGTTAACTATTTAGTATTCCCTATAATAGCAATCGCTTATCCAGAGATTATGAATAATGTATTGGAACTACCCGATCAACTTTGGAATCTATTAACTCTTGGTGTTGGAGGCTACGTAGTTGGTCGTTCTGGTGAAAAGATGGTAGACAAATGGACAAACCCAAGTAAAGGAAAATAGATGTTAGGTTACTGTTGGAATGACAAGGATAAGCCTTGTGGTAAATGTTTTGGATGTTGGAACCTAGACCCTGCGTCTATATCCGTAAAACTAAAGTTAACTACTGGTACAGTAATTACTTCAATATGTTTGTTTGATAATGCCTAGTTCACCTAATTATAAAAGAGACTACAAGAGAGAGCGTGCTCTTCAACTTAAGTCACCTAAATCAGACTTAGCAGCTAATCGTTCGCGTAAAGCAGCTAGACGTATGTTAGAAAAAGGTGGACTAGTTAAAAAAGGTGATGGCAAGGATGTTGACCATAAAAACCGTAACTCTAAAGATAATTCTGTAAAGAATTTAAGGGTTCAACTTAAAGGCACTAATCGTAGTTTTTCACGTAAAGCAGAAGCTGGTAAGTACAATAAAGGTGGATATGTCGTATGTGGTGCTTCTAACCCAGGTACTCATAAAAGGGGTAAGTAATGGATTTAAAAAAGCACGAGAGTAGACTAGAAGGTATTGGGTACTTTGTGTCTTCTGACCAAGTAGTTACTTCTAGAGGAGACGTTGTAGGTGTTACAGACCCTTATGGTTCTTTTATATGTGATATTAAGGAAATAGTAGACATTGTAAGTCAAATAGAAACTAAAGAAGAGATTAAGTATAAAAGAGCTAGAAACGAAGATGGTCACTTTATAGCAGATGACCCAGAAACTTTAGATATAAATGAAGCATGGGTAAAGGTGTAATATGACAAAAAGAGCCCTCACAGAAAAACAAGAGTTATTCTTAGCTGTTCTATTTGAACAGGCAGAGGGTGATCCTTTGAAAGCAAAGAAACTTGCTGGATACTCCGATAATGTTCCAACTTCATCAGTTACAGCTTCTCTAGTAGACGAGATAGCAGACCTTACTCGTAAGTTTATAGCACAGTCTTCTACTAAGGCTGCATATACAATGTTTAAAGTAATGGGCGATGTAGATATGCTAGGTGCTAAAGAAAAGATGACAGCTGCTAAAGACTTGATGGATAGAGCTGGATTTGTTAAAACAGAAAAGGTAGAAGTATCTACAGCAGAACCTGTATTTATACTACCCGCTAAAAAGAAAGATTAGTATGGCTGATAAGAAACCAAAGAAAGACCCTAGACTAGCTAGAGCAGGTGTATCAGGTTTTAATAAACCTAAAAGAACACCTAGCCACCCTAAAAAGTCTCATGTTGTTGTTGCTAAAGTTGGTGACAAGATTAAGACTATTCGTTTTGGTGAGCAAGGGGCTAGCACTGCAGGTAAACCTAAAGCAGGTGAGTCTGATAGAATGAAAAAGAAGAGAGCATCATTTAAAGCTAGACATGGCAAGAACATTGCTAAAGGTAAAATGAGTGCCGCCTACTGGGCTGATAAGGCTAAGTGGTAGCATGGCTAAGTTAGATAATACTAAGTTTCATACTCAAGGTTATCTTGTAGCTTCTACAGCTGCAGATGCTAATGCTACAGTATTATATACTTGTCCAAATAACTTTAGTGCTATAGTACGATATCTACACTTAAGTAACAATAGTAACTCAACTAAAAAAGTATATGTTCAATTTTACCACAAAGATGATGACGAGTATCATTACATTGCAAATGGTTTAAGTATGGCAGGAAACTCTGTTAATAACTTAGTCAATGGTGGTTTTTTTAACTTACATGCAGGTGATAAAGTATTAGCATATAGTGAGACTACAAACACTATGGATATTATGATATCTGTTGAAGAATATTATGACCCTTCTAGGAATATATAGTTAGGATAGACAAATGGCAGCATCTAAAACAAAATCAAAAGTAAATGCATCAGGAAACTATACTAAACCTACAATGCGTAAAAGACTGTTTTCTAAGATCAAAGCAGGGAGCAAAGGTGGAGCAGCAGGTCAATGGTCAGCTCGTAAAGCACAAATGCTTGCTAAGCAATACAAAGCTGCAGGTGGAGGTTATAAGAAATGAAGGCTCCTCAAAAGTCACTTAATAAATGGACTAAAGAGAAATGGGGTACTAAGTCAGGTAAACCATCTACTCAAGGCAAAAAAGCTACTGGTGAAAGGTACTTACCTAAAGCAGCTAGAGATGCCTTATCGAGTCAAGAGTATGCAGCAACATCTGCTGCTAAGCGTAAAGGTAAAGCGTCTGGTAAACAGTTCGTTAAACAACCAAAAAAGATAGCAGAAAAAACTGCTAAGTTTAGAGCTAACGAAGGAGGAGTAGTTATGAAAAAAGGTTATCATAAAATGCCAGATGGCACAATGATGAAGGATTCAGATATGAAAAAGACAGGTTATAAACACGGCGGTGTTGTTAAAAAACCAATGTCTAAAGGTATGAAAGCCTTAAAGAAAGCTGCACCAGCTGTAGCTAAAAAGATGGGTTATAAAAAAGGTGGATACGTTATGTGTGGCGCATCCAATCCAGGGACTCAAAAAAGAAGTTCTAAATAACAACTTGACAAACTGATGTGTGTGTGATATAAGATGGCTAGAAAACAAGCCCCTACACTAACTGCTATCCCTGTAGATCAATCTTGGAAGATTCCTAAGAGAGGTTTAGACGGGGAGTACTACCCAATAGTAAGAGTAGGTAGGCATATACCTTTTGGGTATTCGCAAGACGAAGAAGATAAAGATATACTTCAGCCAATACCTGATCAGCTAGAGATGCTAGAACAAGCTAAAAAGTACTTAAAAGAATATAGTTTAAGACTTGTAGCTAGATGGCTTACAGAGCAATCGGGTAGATATATCTCACATGTAGGATTAAACAAACGTGTCAGCATCGAAGAAAAAAGAAGGTACACGGCCTCAGCCCATAGAGACTATGCAAGGCGTTACCAAGAAGCCAGTGAAAAAGCCCGTGTCATCGAAGAAGAAAGACTCGGTGGAAAAAGTACAAGAAAACTTTACACAGACTCCTGAGGTTACTCCTACTTTTGCTACGCCTAAACCAGAGCCTATAGATGTCAAGAAAGCTCAAGACATTATATTTGCTCCTAATCCTGGTCCTCAGGAAGACTTCCTAGCTTCTAGTGAGCAGGAAGTTTTATATGGTGGAGCAGCAGGTGGTGGTAAATCATATGCAATGGTTGCAGACCCTGTGCGATACTTTAACAACCCTCACTCTAGAGGTCTTCTTGTTAGACGTAGTACAGAAGAATTAAGAGAACTTATCTCAGTATCTAAACAACTATACCCAAGGGCTGTTCCAGGTATTAAGTTTATGGAAAGAGATAAGACTTGGGTAGCACCTAGTGGAGCTACTTTATGGATGTCATACCTTGATAGAGACGATGACGTTATGAGATATCAGGGTCAAGCCTTTAACTGGATAGGGCTCGACGAGCTTACACAATGGCCTTCTCCTTTTGCTTGGAATTATATGAGATCACGTTTACGTGCTACTAGTTCCTCTAAACTACCTCTTTATATGAGAGCAACCACAAACCCAGGTGGCCCAGGTCATTTTTGGGTTAAAAAGACTTTTATAGACCCAGCTCCTGCTAATACATCATTTCATGCTACAGATGAAAACGGTGAGATAATAGCTTGGCCTAAGGGTCACACAAGAGAAGGTGAACCTTTATTTAAACGTAGGTTTATACCTGCTAATTTATTTAATAACCCATACTTAGCCGAAGACGGTATGTATGAGGCTAACTTGCTATCAATGCCAGAGCATCAACGTAGGCAGTTGTTAGACGGTGACTGGAGTATATCTGAGGGTGCAGCTTTTTCAGAGTTTAACCCTAAAAAGCATGTAGTAGAGCCTTACGAGATACCAAGTAGTTGGGCTAAATTTAGAGCATGTGACTATGGATACGGTTCTATGACAGCAGTATTATGGTTTGCAGTAGCACCTAGTGAACAAATAGTTATATACAGGGAACTATACGTAAATAAAACTACTGCTTCTGATTTAGCAGATATGATAATAGAAATAGAAAAAGGTGAAAAGATAAGGTATGGGGTCTTAGATAGTTCTTTGTGGCATAACAGAGGAGACACTGGACCATCATTAGCTGAGCAAATGATTCAAAAAGGATGTAGATGGAGACCATCAGATCGATCTAAAGGATCACGTATTGCAGGTAAAAACGAAATACATAGACGACTACAAATAGATGAGTTTACAGAAGAGCCTAGGATAGTATTCTTTAACACTTGTCGTAACCTAATATCAGAATTACCCTCTCTTCCTCTTGATAAGAATAATCTTGAAGATGTAGATACTAAAAGTCCTATTGATCACGGATATGATGCTTTAAGATACGGATTAATGACTAGACCTAGGTCCTCTCTTTGGGATTATGACCCATCTACACAACGATCAGGCTTTCAAATGTCTGACCCCACCTTTGGCTACTAAGGAATAAACATGGATAAGTACGAAATGGACGAACAAGAACTAGAGACGGTTATGGAAGACTCAGAATCTTCTTACATAGACGACATACCAGAAGGTGAGACATCAGATGAGCCTGTTGGTAAAGTAGTTTCTTATGTTACTGATCGTTTTAAAAGAGCTGAAACAGCTAGATACACAGACGAAGAGCGTTGGGTTAAATCATACCGTAATTATAGAGGTATTTATGGCCCTGATGTAGCTTTTACAAGTACTGAAAAGTCTAGAATCTTTGTTAAAGTTACTAAAACTAAAGTATTAGCGGCTTATGGTCAGTTAGTAGAAGTCTTATTTGGTAATAACAAGTTTCCAATCTCAATAGACCCTACTAGACTACCTGAGGGTATTGCAGAAGCAATGCATTTTGAGTCTAACCCTGATATGCAGAAAGCAAAAGGTCAAGATAGCTCTGATATTAGCCCAGAGGATGCCAAATTACGCCCAGGAGAGACTATCCCAGACCTTATGGAACGATTAGGTGGATTAGCCGATTCACTGGCTCCAGTGGCCGATATTATGGAGGAAGGTGAAGGTAAAACTGCTACTGAAGTAACCGTACATCCTGCAATGGTCGCAGCTAAGAAGATGGAAAAGAAAATACATGACCAATTAGAGGAATCAGGTGCATCTAAGAAGCTTAGAACAGCTGCTTTTGAATGTGCTTTATTTGGTACTGGTGTTATGAAAGGCCCTTTTGCTGTAGATAAAGAGTACCCTAACTGGGACGACGAAGGTAACTATAAACCTCGTATTAAAACAATGCCTCAGTGTGATGCTGTGTCTGTTTGGAACTTTTACCCAGACCCTGACGCTAATTCTATGGACGAAGCAGAGTATGTAGTAGAACGACATAAAATGTCTAGAACACAAGTACGTTCTCTTAAGAAACGTCCATTCTTTCGTAAGAATGCTGTTGATTTAGCTTTATCGTTTGGACAGTCTTACTCTAAAGAGTGGTGGGAACAGGCTATGGAAGACGATAGCCAAGAAACAGCTACAGAGCGTTATGAGGTCTTAGAGTTTTGGGGTTATGTTGACGCTGATGTTCTTAAAGATCACGATGTAGATATTCCTTCAGAACTTAAAGATGCTGAACAACTTAATTGTAATATTTGGATTTGTAACGGACAGGTAATACGTTTGGTTATGAACCCATTTAGTCCACAAATCATTCCTTATTACGCTGTACCTTACGAAGTAAATCCTTACTCATTCTTTGGGGTTGGTTTAGCAGAGAATATGGACGATACCCAAACTCTTATGAATGGCTTTATGCGTATGGCAGTAGATAATGCTGCTTTATCAGGTAACTTATTAATAGAAGTAGATGAAAACAACTTAACTCCAGGTCAAAGCTTAGATATTTACCCAGGGAAAGTCTTTCGCAGAAGCGGTGGAGCTCCTGGTCAAGCTATTTTTGGCACTAAGTTCCCTAATGTATCCAATGAAAACATGCAGATGTTTGATAAGGCTCGTCAGTTGTCTGATGAATCTACTGGCCTACCTAGCTTTGCTCATGGTCAGACAGGTGTCTCAGGTGTTGGACGTACAGCGTCTGGTATATCTATGCTTATGTCAGCAGCTAACGGCTCTGTACGTACAGTAATTAAGAACGTAGATGACTACCTATTAGGTCCTCTTGGTAAGTCTTTCTTCTCATTTAATATGCAGTTCGATTATGACCCAGAGATAAAAGGTGATCTAGAAGTTAAAGCACAAGGTACATCATCACTAATGGCTAACGAAGTTCGTAGTCAAAGACTAATGCAGTTCTTACAAGTTGTACAAAACCCTGCTCTAGCACCTTTTGCTAAAATGGATTATGTTATACGTGAGATTGCTGAGTCAATGGACTTAGATGCTGATAAAGTTGCTAATAGTTTATCTGAAGCAGCAGTACAAGCTGAGATATTAAGAAAATTCCAAGAGGCTAACCCACCAGAAGTAGACCCTAATGCAGAAGCAGCAGCAATGCAAGCAGCTATGGGTGCTAGTGGTGGAGCCCCTGATGCAGGTGCAATAAATGTAGGTGGTGCTCCAGTTCCAGGAGAGCAAGGTTTCTCAGGAAATACTGGTCAAACACCAATTTAAAAAATAGGAACTCTAATGATTTTAAAACAATTAGTAAACGACAAAGTGTTGTATGATGCTTTTCAAAAAGAGTTAGACACACGTATTAACTTTGCATACAAACAAATAGAGCAAAGAGATGAGCCCTTAGAACTCCACAGGTTACAGGGTGAGATAAAAGCGTTACGGAGTCTAAAAATGCTACGTGATAAAATCAATGGTGAGAAAACGGAGACTTTTTAACAATGGATAGTAAGATATATGAAGAAGGTGGCCTAGCTACAGACGGGCTAGATAAAGACCCAGTCTCAGGTAATGACATACCTCCTGGTTCTAATGCTGAAGATGTCAGAGATGATGTATCTGCTCAGTTATCGTCAGGTGAGTACGTTGTACCTGCAGACGTAGTAAAGTACTTTGGTGTAGCTCACTTTGAAAAACTAAGAGCTAAAGCTAAAGCGGGCCTAGAGAATATGGAAGAAGATGGGCGTATGGGTGGTGAGCCTGTAGAGGAAACTTCTGTAGGTGTGTCAGATGAAGATTTAATGAACCTAGATGGTTATGCAACAGGTGGAATGGTAATGAAAGACTCAGAAGTAAATGGTATTATAGATAGAGTAAAGGCAGCAGCTAAGTCTGATCCTTCAGTATCTAACTTATTAAAAGCAAAAGGTATCTACATGAAAGATGATGATGCAGGTCCCAAGGTAAAAGGACAAGCAGGTCCTCGTAAGTTTAATGTAGGAGGTACTACTGATTTAAACGCAACAGGTACAACAAGCAGCTACAATCCTTATACGTACACCCCAGGGTTTTCGGTTGAATCAGGAAGCACGGGTACAGCTCCTACAGTCGTAGGTGCTCCAGCAATACCTGCTCCAGTGGCTCCTATAACTACAGCACCTGCTCCTGCTCCTATTCAGTGTCCAGAAGGGTATGTACTAGACCCTGCTACTAACTCTTGTATACCGATTTCTAGTGGAGGAAGTAAAAGAAAATCAGTAGAGCATGACCCAGAAGCTTGGATGAAAAAGTATGACTACACAGACCCTGCTGTGCTTATGGAGCAATCCTTAGATACTCTTAACATGGGTGAAACCGATGAGGAGCAAAACTTCTTAGAAAAAGCTGCAGGTGCAGTATCTGGATTCTTCGACAATGGTATCTTTGGTAAAATATTTAAGACACAAAAACATGCTGAAGTATTAGCTAACGCGGCTGTACTAGAATCACATGGTTACACAGATCAAGCTGCTAAGTTACGTGAAGCTGCAGGTGGGTATGCTGAGTCTAATAAGTTGAAGTTAGGTGGTTTCTTTGACTCAACTACAACTCTAACTAAGATGGCAATGGGTGCTTATGGTCAGACTGAGATGATGAAAGGCAACCGTATGAAAAGTGTTTCTTCTGACGAAGACCCTAAAACTACAAGCTCTATACAGGAATCAACTTTTGTTCCAACCAAGGTTATGAAGGATGAAGATACGGCTATGGCTCAAGTATCTGCTAAACGTGCTCCTACTAGTGGTGGTTCTGGTTCTCTTGTTACAGGAGGTAATAAAACTATAGACACAGCTTCTCAAACAAAAAGTAAAGAAGAAGCTATGGCTAAAGCTGCAGGATCAGTTAAAAAGTCTGATGGTTCTTATGATATTAGCTCTTGGTACAACAAGGGTGGTGCTGTAACTAAAAAAGGATTAGGAACACGGTCTACTAAAAAGAAAACACCTAAGACAAAGAAATAATAAGAACACTAAAGGTAGGGGCGAGCAGCCCTTATCAACTCCTAAATAACTAAGGCCACTCAGCTACGGCTGACCCCAACATAAACAAAAGGATGTATAATATGGCTCAAGAAATGGTAAAAAAAGTAGACACCAATAAGGCAATGATGTCAAGAGGTACTAACTACGCACTTAAACAGTCTCGTATGAACAAAGACGAGGAAGAATTAGAAGCTTTGTTAGCAGAGCATAAAGGTGAAGAAGTAGAAACAGAAGAAGAATCTTCTGAAGAAGTAACAGAAGCACCAGTAAAAGAACCAGTAGAAGAACCAGTAGAGTCAGAAGAAGAAGAGTCTGATGAGAACTTAAGTAGAGAAGAGAAGTCCTTCAAGAAGCGTTACGGTGATCTCCGTCGGCATATGGCTGAAAAAGAAAAAGAATGGAAAGAGTCACTAGAAGATCATAATAATACTGTTTCTCTTAGAGCACCTACCTCCGACGAGGATATTGAAGCATGGGCAGAAAAATACCCCGATGTAGCAGCTATAGTTGAAACTATTGCTTCTAAGAAAGCAGATGAAAAGTTTGCAGTAGCAGAAGAAAGACTACGTGAATTTGATGAAGCAGCTTATGAAGCTGAAAGAACTAAAGCTGAAATAACTATACGTAAATCGCATGCAGACTTTGATGAATTACGTG